TCATGTTGAACGCATCAAGCTCGGGCACCTTGGTGATGACCATGCCCTCGTAGATGAGGTCGCCGGAGCGGAACAACGGGTTCTCCTTCCAGCTGTCACCCTCGCGGGCGCGTGCTTCGCGATTGGCATTCTGGACCGCGGTGTCAGACTCGATATCACGGAACTGACGCGAGCCGACAAACACGACATACCACTCGGCGTTAACGTCATCTTCCGTCATGTACGGCGTGATGGCCGGCTGACTCGCCGTAGTGGCCTCCGCGATGCGTTTGAGTAGCATCAGGTTAGACGACGTGAGCTTGCCGTTGGTTGCATCGACATTCGCCGCCGACGTGGCAAAGTTACCCGAAACCAGGTTAGACTTCAGGTCGCCGAACAAAAGTCTGTCGGCGTTGTCAGTGACATACTGATTCTTTTGGGCGGTAGTCGCCTGGTTGAACAGGATGCCATTGACCGTCTGCCCAGAGTCTGAATCGAGTCCAGCCGGAGCGGCCTCCGAAGGGATCGCCGCCAAAGCCTGACAGATATCGTCACGCTGACGGCGGAGTCCCCACTTGGTAAGTGAGGGACGCGATTCGGCCATAGGATCGAATGACGCCTTCTGAATCTGGTTCTTCTTCCAGACCACGGCGTTGCGTGCCCAGTCGATCCAGAAGCGGCAGCCATAATTCTGGAACTGCTCCTCATTGCCAACCAGGGTGCCGGAGCCGACGCCGGTATTCGACAACGTGAGCCCGAGGTTGACGTTGATCTGCTCGCCGCCCGTCTTAAGCTCGTAGTGGCGGCAGATGATAGACATCGCCGAGTTGCCCATGTACCGCGAGAAGCGGTTCATGCGCTGATAGTCGCTCCAGATGTCTTTACGCCATTTGATTACTCTATTGTTCGATTGGGTGGTGGTTTCGGCCATCGCCCAACTCCTTTCTCCTGGCGCGCGCTACCGGCGATGCGCGTCAATTCACGCAGCCGATTTGCGTCGTCGCCTTGTTCCGAATTCGAAGAGTTCCTCTTCCGTCATCGCGCCGGTTTCGCTGCCGCCTGAGTTGGCCGGCGTTCCTTGAGCGCGTGCAATTGACGGTGGAAGTTGAACCGTTGTGTTTGGCCGGGACGGATCGGCCTTCGCCCGCGCCGCTTCGACTGCCTTCGCCAGGAAGGTTTCGTCTTGCAGAGCGGCTTCAAATGCCTTGGCGAGGAATTGCTTGTCGCTAAGCGCTTCTTCGCGCTTCTTCTGGACGTAGGCATCGAGATCGGGGCCGATTTCGCGCTCCCGCTCCCGCTTCTGATACCAGCGAACGAGATTGGGGCCGACGGTGGCCGGCGATTGCATGATGAGATCGTAGTCTTGGCGTCTACCCGCCGCGACTTCGGTCAATATCTCCTCGAACGCCTTGCGAACCGTATCTGGGCCGAATGTCGCTTGCGCCGTCTCAAGGCTCAATTCCATGAGCCCGGTTGACATCTCGCGTGCGAGTTCGGCTTTCGTCTGGGAAAGCGCCCCCTGAGGATCGGCAAGCGGATCGATAGGGTCTGGCCTGTGCTGCTCGGATTTTGACGCGAGCAGCCGTTCCATTGCCTGGACGCGGGCCAGAGCTTCTTGCGCCGCACGTGCTGCGGCCTCTCTCTCTTGCTCCGCTTTCTGCCGGCGTTCCCTCTCATCAAGAAGATCGCGGAGAATACCGCGCGCTTCCGTGCTGAGCGGAGATTCGCCTTTCGGCTCGTCCTTCGATTCCGCCTTCGCTTCGCCGCCCTCGGCCTTTGTTTCCTCGGCCTTGGGTTCCTCTGCTTTCGGTTCCTCTTGGGATTCCGGTTTGGCTTCCTCAGTTGGTTCCTTTATCGGCTCCTGATCCTCATCGATTGAGGATGCCGGAGCTTCGGTTCCAGACGCGAACAGTTCTTCCTCCGTGAGAGTCGTCATGACTCTACCGTCCTTTCTCTCGATATCGTTGAGATGCACGAATGCGCCCGTGTTGCGCTGCGGGCGAGTCAGCGAGCGGGACCGTTTAACGCCTGTCCCGTGCGGCGAACCCGTTATTCCGTTCTAAGCCACTGGCCCTGCTCGGCTAGCGTCTCGATCTCTTCCTTGGCGTCGTCGAGCGCGTCGGCATCGACCTTCAGGCCGTAGCATTCGACGCGCGATGCAAGTTCCTTGGCCTGCTCGATCGCCTCGTCCATATTGTCGGCGCACGCGACCACCGATCCAAGTTGCGTCGCACCAGGCCCCTGCGGGACGACATAATCCTGTCCGTCAATCCGGCACCATCCGATCAGCTTGACGTGATCGATGATTTCCGGCGGATAGTTCACGGCCACCCAGTCGGTTTGCACAAGTTCCGACTCCAGGAATACTTGCGCACCCCACTTGGCCTTGTATTCCGGCTCTATCAATTTCCCGCCGGCGCCCTCGTAGATGATCTCGGCGATATTCTCGATCATGAGCTGGTAAAGTTCAGACGGCGGGCACCCGGCCCGGCATGTCGGATCGATCAGATAGGGCGTTCCGTCTTCCGTGACGCGGATTTCCGTCGAGAAGAACGAGCGATAGCGGTATGATGCCAGCGTCGATGCGAGCTTGCCGTTGACGAACGTCACCGCCTCAGGCAATTCGTCGTATAGCGCAGCAGTGCCGAGATAGGCCTGGTTCTTGACTTCGAGTCCCGCCATACCGATCGACGGGAATTCTCCATCGACGCAATAGCCGTCGTATCCAATTTCTGTGGCTGGGCGGATCGGCGCCTCAACCACGAATTTCATGATCCTCTTCTTGCCGCCAAGCTTGGATTCGAGACGATCCAGCCATTGCTCAGACAGGCGCCACGACGGCGAGTGAAACGACTCCATGTCGCCCCGCGTGGCGTCGATCTTGACGTAGCGATCGTCGTGCGTTCGGAGATAGCGCTTGAGTTCCTCGAATCCCTTGAGTTCGACATAGGGCGCGATGGGCAGCCCGATGCGCTTGAAATGCTTCTTGGCTGCCGAGCGGTAAAGCTCCAACTCCTCGCCCCGGCGAGCGCCCCATACCCTCTTGCCAATGGATTCAAGATGCAGTTGCAGTGCTCCCTCGCCCACATCGGGGAACACAAACACATCGGCGTCGTCTATGTAGTCGTAGACATTCTCGGCGCGCTCGACGCCGGGAAGGCCGTCACCGAGATGCAAGTCCTCGGATTTCGCCGTCGTCTCCCAGTGCGCATAATAGAGCACCCGTCCGAAGTCCTTGGCGAGCCGTACGGCCCAGGACGGAAACACCCCATTGTCGATTACAAAGGCGCATTTGGTGGGGTATTTCATCGGAGCGACATAAGAATTCTCGCCGCTTCTTGCGGCGTCAATAGCTCGATCTCTTTAAAGCCAAAGGGTATCTCTCTGGGCAGATTTCCGGGTATTGACGGTGACCGAGTTGGGGAAACGGCGGGTACGTTTAGCGGCGGCATACCCTCTTCGTGACCGTACCACAGAGGATCAATGCCAGAGTCGAACGCCGCCCTATTACGGGTCCTTGCTTTTATCGCTGAGGCTAATCGTCTCGCCATCTCCGGAGTTGGAGAGATATCTCCCGCAAATGTCGGCTCCACCCTTGGTGCGGGGCCTCTGGCCGGAGCCTCTCCGCCCAATCCCATAATCGCCGTCGAGAGATAGTCGGCGATCGTCGGTTCATCCTTACCGCTTAAGACTCGTACCGGATCGATCATCCGGTGTATCTTCCCAAGCGGGGTCGACGAGAAGTCGAATCCCTTCGCCTGCGGTTCGTCCGGCGGAGGCGGCGGAGGCGGCGGATCGGGAATGACAACCGCCTGCATCGGAACCTGCCCAGACCGTTTCATGGCATCGTATTCGGACTGAAACAGAACTGGAGCAGCGGAAAGTCCGCCAGACTCCTTGGGAGTTTCCGGCTTTGAAGCCGGGGGAGTCTCTTCCTTATCGGGGATTAGGAGAATATTACCTTCTCGGATACGGTTGACATCCCTGATCCCATTCGCGCTCGCCAGCGCCGGAACCGTCGTGCCGAATCTCTTTGCCAGTCCGCTGAGGGTGTCTCCCCTGCGAATCCGGTATTCCATCTCTATTCCCTGATAGAATGCAGCGCATGCGCCATATGCTTCGCACTGCTCTTATGAGCAAAGCGTTTGCCCTTGTCAGCTTCGACGAATTCGCGCGCAACCTTCTGCGGAATCCCGGTGCGCTTGGCCGCCGCCGGATCGTGCGCAACCATCTCCATGAGCCGGTGCTGCTTGGCTGATTTGGACGGCATGACGATAACCCTGTTGTTCGCGTGTGTGACGGAATCCATTACGGCAATTCCAGCATCGAATAGTTGGCTCGGTAAACCTTGAGACCCACCTCCTCGATTACGTCGCGAGCCGTACCGTGATCGAAGTCCTTACATGAGGAAATCCTGAGATAGGCGCCGTGATGCTCAGGCCACGTGTCAACCAGGATCGCGCTATCGGTAAGCGGCAGCACAAGAGTGATCCCAATCTCGGTTCCGGCCCGCCAGCACGCCGGAGCCCCGGCAGGCGTCATGCCGATCCGCGCCGCCATGTCGAACAGCATCTTGCGCCACTCGAGTTCGTCCTTGTTTCCCCGCAACGAGAACGATAGCTCGTGCATGCACTTGCCGAACGCTATCATTCGTCGTCGTACTCTTCCGGTTCGTCAACCGGATCGGACGCATCCTCGTCATCCTCGGGATCATCCTCAGGGATGTAATCAGGGCAATCCGGCTGGGGGCATCTGGGGCACATTGCGGATCGAGAACCTTCCGGGGATTGGCGGTTGTCCAGGCAGTTGTCCAGGCGGCATCTGAGGCATAGGCGCTGCACCGGCCAAAGCATTGGCCATCACTCCCGGCGGCGGCATCGCATCGGGATTGGCAATCGGCGGCAGAGCCTCCGGCCTTTGTAGATCGGCAATCGTCGCGTTCGCCTTGGCGAGGCTCGCAAAGGTGTCGGCGAGCTGCTTGAGCGCCTTGGTTTTCTTCCCGCCAACATCCGCCCGCTTGGACTCGATCTCAAGCATTGCCACTTGCTGCTTGAGCGGATTCGGCTGTCGCATGCGCTCAAGTATCCTCTGCTTCACGTCGGTTTGCAGCGGCGCAATCTCAAGCAGGATATCCGGAGGCACCCCAGCCACGCCTTTGAGCATCTCGTATGCCTCGGTGTACACCGTCACATTGTCCGGCCCTTCGTCGATCTTGATATCCACGTCGAGCGAGCCGAGATGGTTCACGATCTGCGGGCGGCCAAGTTCGTCGAGCGTGAGCCCGTTAAGCTGGATGAATTGCGCCACATCGCTGTCATCGGTGACGCGTATCCACCGCTCCCCTACCCAATAGCGCTGAATGAGATTCCAGATCGCGCGATACACGCGCAGCTTCCACCCTCGGTAGGCGATCAGATACGGCCCGATATTGGCTAGCCCAGCCCGCTGCGCCAGCGCCATCGCCCTGCCGCTCTTGATGCCATCCATCCCGGCGAGCGCATTGTTGGGGGCGAAGGCCTGGATGCTCTCCTTGGCATCCTCCATCAACTTGATGTTGGAGCTATAGTCGAACGCCTGATCGTCGCGCCTCAGCTCGGCGCCCGGATTCTTCTCGATCCACCCGTCGGCTCGGGCGAATTCCTGACGAGCGCGCTCGACATCATCGACCGCATTCTTGTCAGCGATAATCCGGCGGCTGTTGGCAATGAACAGAGCCTTGGACGCCCGCTGGTTGATTTCGTCCTGATCAGAGCGCAGCTCGCGGACGAACCCGTATCTGTCGCCCTCGTGATCGACATAGGCCGAATACAGGATCACATTCGGGCGCGTGCGACCCTTCTCGTCGATCAGAAACGATTTGCCGGACAGAAGCTCAACATCAGCCGCATAAAACGTCCACCACCAATCGCCGTTCGCGTAATAGAGATGATAGACGAGCACGACGGTGTCGGAATCGGCGTCGTACCATTTATACTCGCGATCGGAGAATAGCTCGGCGTCAAGCCCGCGCGAGCGGAGCGATCTAATCTTGTCCGCCTGATCGGGGAACATCTCAGCGACAATCTCGGCATCCATCCACTTGCAGATGCCGAGATAGAGCGCATCCGAGAAATCGGCCCGGAACGAACGAGGATCGTAGAATACCGTGTCTGGATCGACGATAGCGAGGCCGACATCTGGATCGCCAGCGTCGCCGCGCACAAGGGTAAGCTCGACGCCGCCGATGCCCTCGATGGCGCCGTTGCGCGCCGATTCGGCGCTGATCTCCTCCCAGCCCTCCGCGTCGAGCACATAATTGAGCGTCGCCGTGGCAATCGAGGCACCCTTGTCGTTCTTGGGGTGCCTCGGATACGCCTTGGGGTCCTGCCGCATCCGCTCAAGCACGCCGATCACCCCGTTGATGGCACGCGGCAAATAGGGCTTGGTGAGCGGAGGCTGACCGCGGCGGCGTAGTTCGCGCAGCTCCTCGGCCGTCCACATCACCTTGTGATAGTACCGGCGCGCCCGCCGCGCCTCCCAGCGCTCGGCGTCCTTGACGCTCTGGTAGGTGAGGAATTGCTTCCTCAGCCTGTCGATTGACAGCGGTCCGGATTCGTCCTGAGGCGGCGGAACCTCAGCCGGGACAAGAGACGGCGCAAGATTGGGTCCTGGTTCGGCAAGTCCGATCATAGATTTCACATGATGAGAATAGGATTCATCGAGCCGCTATCGTCGAGCGGACGGTAGCCGCTCTCGCGCTTCGGCTTGGACTGAGGCGGCTTCCGCCCCGTGACCATGTCATCGAGCATCAGCCCGATCAGGGACAATGCGTCCACCTGATCGTCATGGCGGCCGCCGGGGAAGGTGAGCAGCTCTGACCTGAGTTCGTCGGCCCACGCGGGTTCAGGCGGCAGATAGAGCCCGGACAACGCCATGCGCGCCCGGATCGACTGCGCCCGCACCGCCTTTTCCCGCTTCGACGGATACGCCTCGCGTTGCACATAGACTTTTCTCTCGCGCATGCGCCGCTCAAGGAACGGCCCGAGGCTCGCCTTGATCTGGCCCCTCTCCTCGCCCCACTTGAGCGGCTTCCACTTGGCGATCAGATCGCAGAACGCCTCGATCGACACGTCGGGCCTTGCTTGGCGCCGCCATACGTCGAGCACGTACATCCGGCCAGACTGATCGAGTCCGACAACGATGTGCGAGGTATAATCGCCTCCGCCCTCGGTGACGGCATAGTCGCTCGCGCCGTAGACGGCGAGAGTGGCCGTATCGGGCGGAGTTTCGATCCGGAGCCACTCGTCGCGGAAATAGCCGCCCTCGTCTGGCGCCGGCGACTGCTGATACAGAGCGCTCCACATGCGCGGCATGGTGTTGGCACGGATGCGCTCCAGAGCATCCAGTGGGTAGGCCTCAGGCCACAGCGCCTCGCCGTCGTCGGATATGGCCTTGAGTTCGACGACTGTCCAGTCGTCAGAGCCGGATCGCAGCACCATGCCGGCGAGATCGTCCTCATGCGTCCGGTGCCCAATCAGGATGATCGCCCCTCCAGGTAGGAGCCGGTTATAAACGGACCCCTGATACCACTCCCACACACGCTTGCGCTCGGGCGCCGATTGCGCGTCCGCCCACGACCCCATTGGATCGTCGATGATCGCGATGTCGGCGCCGTGCCCGTAGATTTGCCCGCCGATGCCGAGCGCGTAGAATTGCCCGCCGGCATCCGTGTGCCACCTATTCTTGGCCTGGCTGTCCTCAGCCAGCCTGACTCCAGGGAACACCGCCCGATAGCGCGACGACTCAATCAGATTGCGCACACTGCGCCCGATATCAGACGCCGTCTCCGCCGTCGCCGACGCCGTGATGATCTGCCGCCCAGGCCTGCGCCCGAGCGCCCACGCCGGGAACCGACGAGCCGCCAGCTCCGTCTTTCCGTGCCGCGGCGGCATCAGCAGGATCAGCCGATCAATCTCTCCGCGCTCGACGCGCTCCAGGTGCGCCGCGATCTCCCGATGGTGCCGCGCCGCCCGGTAATGCCCGCCGAACAGCCCGGCCGCGCCCTCATAGGTGTACTCAGTGAACGCTATCAGCCCCGTCCCCGCTTGCCAGCGGCGGCACATCTCCATTTGCAGCGCGTCTAATGGCGGCAATGAGTTCAGCTTGGCTCCATTCATGTAGCGGCTTGTTCGTCGTCTCTATCCTGTGCTCTGTCTTGTCCGTGATCAATCCGTGCAGCTTGGCCTTGGCCACCACCGCACTCACCGCCGCACTCGCCCCGCGCGGATTGCTCATTCCTAGCAGCCGGGCTTCCTCTAGCTCGCGCGTCAGGCTCTCGATTGTCACTAGTGTCTTTTCGGCAGCGGCTTGTTGCAATTCGGCCACGCGGGCTTTGATGTTTTCATTCGTGTTCAGCAAACGGCTGGCGTTGCACCGATTAGGCCGATACCCGGCAACTTGGTACGCTTCATCGGCCGTCTTTCCCCCAGCCAACTCGCGGGCGAAGGCCTCATGCCTGGCGTTCTTGAGGGGCGGCATGGCGTCACCTAATCGTGATGGACTAATCGGCAGCGCCGACTCAGCGCTCATACATGTAATCGGCTACTGCCCGCGATGCATTGGCCACCAAGCATGCAATCGCCGCAATATCGTCAACGGATTCGGCAATAGCACTTACCCTGCCCTCCGCGAATTGGCAGCGATACCGCTTGCTAAATTCATTCAGACGAAACGTGACATGCTTCGACAGAGCTACACCAACAGATGCAAGCCGCATCGCGCTTAGGCCAGCGTCGTGAACATTGAAGCCGCTACCAGCCCGCTCGATAACAATACTCACTAGCTCGCCATCGCCGAAGGCGACGGGCAGCGTCACCTCTATGCCAAGATTTGTTTTTTCCGCGACCGTGAGCGCGCGAATAGCGTTCTCGACCTCGGCCGGCGTCAACTCGCTCTTCATCTGAACAACTCCAACAGCACACCTCTCGGGGGAGAGGCCACTAATCGGCCGCGCCGACAATCACCCGCTCGATACGAGTGATCATTCGCACCGGATCGGCCGCGTCATCGCCTACTACCTAGGCGACCTCGTTCTCCTATGTTCTCATTTCGTACGATCTTTGTCTTGGCCGCTGGCGGCTGAAACGGTGATCGGATGGGTTACGATACCCACCTCACCAGACCACGGCTCGTGAGGTTCACGAAAATTTGATAATTATTACAGCGATTGCTGTTGATGTGATGCGCCCAGTGCACTATATTAAGTCTGTCAGCGGGGCAATCCCGCCCCCGCCTCATGAATCGGCCAGCCAAATGGCGTGGCCAGAATGGAGGAAGAGAGATGTCACACCGAGACGTATATGGCAACGAGGTACCTGCACAGAGCATCGACGATCTGCGCAGAGAAATCCTAGACACTGACTGGATGCTAGCCCTCGACGCCCGTGACGGATTGGCGACGGAGCCGTTGAGCACGCAGGAGGTATACGCTCGCGTGCTGTACCTCCTAGGCACGAATGCGTTTTTCGCCCGCCAAGCACCAGCGCACGTTCTGCGCTCCGCCGATGAGATCACGGCTATGGTAGTAGCCGCCCTCACCGAGGCACGGAACACGAAGCACATGGTGCGCGTGTCCGGCGGCAAGCCAACGTGGTACCCGTCCATTTCATGGCGGGAGGCCGCTGAGTGAGCGAAAGAATCCAAATCTACGCGGGGCCGCCGATCGAGGCGGCCCTAGCCGCCGTGGGCGAGGCCGATAGCGCCTCCGGGCGGCTCAACACCGTGGCGGAGCGGTATCTGGCGATGGTCCGCGACGAGCTGTCGCGCATCAATCTCAGCCGCGCCGAATGGCACGCGATCATCGACGCCAACAATGGCGTCGAGATTTACATCGGCTCGGGGCGCTGGCCCGAGTCGCTGGTATGGGCCAATGTCCACGATACGCCACACCTCGGCGAGAAATGGGGCATCGACCAGGCTGCCCTGGTCTCCAAGCTGCAATCCCTGCCACGCGCGGCGCTCATCGCGGTGCAGGAAGTGATCGACCGCGTCTGGGCACATTATCAGCGCCCCACCGACGAGGTGCTG